ATTCGTAGTGGCCTGTGGTGTCGTATTTTTTCCTGTTAACAGGATCACTTAAAACTTCATAGGCGTTTTTTATTTCCTTGAATATTTCAGGATCGCCACCTTTATCTGGATGATGTTGTTGAGCAAGAGATTTGTATTTGGCTTTAATTTCTTCAAATGTTGCATTTTTAGAAACGCCTAAGATATCATATAGATTTTTATTCATACATGTATTTATAATGAGTTCCATACCTAAAATTGCACACGTTGCTTGGAAGACTAAAGATGTGGTCGACAGTAAATCACCACTCATTGTCAATGGTTTGCGCAAACTAATTGATTTGAATCCTGACTGGACTGTTACAGTACATGATGATAATGATGTAGATGAATATCTAAAAAATGTTTTAAATAAAAGAGATTATAATTTAATTAAAGATATACATATAGTTGAAAAAACTGATCTATGGAGGCTCTTTAAATTATATAATGAAGGTGGTCTCTACATGGACATTGACCGTTTTTGTAATATACCATTATCAGAAATTATAACAGATGGTATAAAGTGTGTGTTGCCGACTTGTTTGGAGTGGGATTTTTCACAAGACTTTATGTTGACTGAACCTAAAAATCCAATTCAAGCAAAAACAATTGAATTAATATTACAGAGGCGATATGAAGGACATAAGAATGTTTTCTTTTTGGGTCCACAAACATACATGCACGCCGTAACAACAGTATTATTTGGTGAAATGATTAACACGGATCCTGGTGTCGAAAAGTTTGCTGAGATGCGTAAATATATGGAACAAATTCCGTTTATTAAAACATACAAAGAACATCCACCACACGATACAATAATTTATAAAGGTGATGGTGACATGGATTGGGAAAAATTAAAAAAACAATTTTATGCTGAGGCCAATATAAAACATTGGTCTGGTGAATGGTAATATGAAAACAATAACACTTCCTAGATTACTACAGCCTTATTACTGTTCCGACCTTGTTAGAGTTGGTAAAAATAACGATGGTGGTTATCTTTTAAATAAAAATGATATATTGAAAAGTGAATGTTTATTATCCTTTGGCATCAATGATGACTGGTCTTTTGAGGATCAATTTCTTAAAATTAAAGATTGTCCTTTATTTGGTTATGATAATTCCGTAAATGATGTTATGTTAAAAGATAAAGGATTATATGAATCTCATAAAGAATTTTTTACTGGTACAAAACAACACATAACGAAAAACATAGGTAAAAATAATACATCCGATGAAATCACTTTTGAATCTGTTTTAGAAAATAAAGGTAAAAATATTTTTTTAAAGTGTGATATTGAAGGTTCTGAATATAAGATTTTAGACAATATACTCACACACACAAAATTGTTTTCTGGTATTGTGATTGAATTTCATGATATACAAGATAATTTTAACTTGAATGAAATGGCTAATTTTATTAGTAAATTGGATCAAAAATTAGTTCATGTACATATAAACAATTATTCTTATATACAAATTGATGAAAATCAATATATACCTTCAGTTGTTGAATTGTCTTTTACTTCATCAGATAATATAAAATTAAAAAAACATATTAATTTTCCAAATTCTTTAGACATGCCAAATTGTCCAGAAAGAGAAGATTTTACCATAATATTTTGAAAAATGGTTGGATGTTCGGAGCCTCCGAAAATTTTTTTGCCATTCTCAAGATTCAAAAAAGTAATTTTAGTTTTTGATATATATAATTATAGCGGGGTAGCTCAGAGGTAGAGCATTGGACTCATAATCCAGGGGCCGTAGGTTCGATTCCTTCCCCCGCAACCAATAAGGAGATATTATGACACAACCAAAAACCAAAGGTGGAGTTCCACCAATTGAGATTCACACTATTCCTAAACCAAAAACTCCATCAACACCAAAACCAAAACAAACATTTGTTCCTAAGATGACTGTAATGCGAAAGGCAGGTAGAGGTAGATGACATCCGATTTAGAGAAGTATCGTCAACAAGCTTTAGAGTTATGGTTTAATAATGGAGGTTCATGCACTGGTGCACAACCTCCTGAACCAAAAGATATTGATGATGCAATTGCTGAAGATGAAGAATTTAAACGTATAGAAAAACAACATAAATAATAAATGGCATACTCAGATAAAGTTATAGACCACTATGAAAACCCACGCAATGTGGGTAAATTGGACTCGGCCGACATTAATGTTGGTACTGGTATGGTTGGTGCACCAGCTTGTGGTGATGTAATGAAATTACAAATAAAGGTTGACCATGATACAGGTATTATTACAGATGCAAAATTTAAAACGTATGGCTGCGGATCGGCTATTGCAAGTAGTTCGCTCGTCACGGAATGGGTCAAAGGAAAAACTCTCGACCAAGCAGGAGCAATCAAAAACTCCAAAATTGCCGAAGAGCTAGCCCTTCCGCCAGTTAAGATTCATTGTTCAATCCTTGCGGAAGACGCTATTAAGGCAGCAATAAACAATTACAAAGGAAAAAATGTTAACGATAACTGCAAGTGCAATTAATAAAGTTCGTGATTTGATGATTGAAGAAAAATTACCTGATGGAGTTGGAGCTTTAAGAATGTTTGTAAAAGGTGGCGGTTGTTCTGGTTATCAATATGGTTTTACTTTTGAAGAAGAAATTGCAGAAGATGATTTTGTATTTGAAAATGAAGGTGTCAAAGTAATTGTTGATATGATATCATCTCAATATCTTCAAGGTGCAACACTAGACTATAAAGAAGAAAAATTCAACTCACAATTTGTAATTAGCAATCCAAATGCCAAATCTACTTGTGGATGTGGTTCTTCATTTAACGCTTAGTTTAGCTAATCTGAATTTTTCTAATAGTTTAATATAGAACCAACCTATATCTAACTCAAACCATTTCCTACTAAGCTTGGCAGAACCAGCATCAGTATGGTGATTATTATGAAGCTCTTCGCCACCAATAATAAAACCAATAGGGAAAATATTTCTAGATGATTCTCTTGTTTCAACATTTCTATACCCCCAATAGTGACCAATTCCATTGACTACACCAGCAGCCCAAAACGGAATCCATATCATTTGAATTCCCCAAGTCAGTAATCCCCACCACGAAAAACAAAGTAAATTTATTAACAATAACAAAGTAATTCCAAGGCGAGAGTGTTTGCTGTAAAGGTTTTTCTCCAACCAATCATCTGGTGTTCCTCTACCAAACGCATTGACCATCAGAGTATCTTTGGATGATGTATTATATAACAGAGCTCCACCAAATAAAACTTTCCATATACCAAATAATTGAGGTGAGTGTGGATCACCTTTTTGGTCAGTCATACCATGGTGTTTACGGTGAATAGCCACCCATTGTTTTGTGACCATGCCTGTGGTTAACCATAACCAAAAACGAAAGAAATGATTTACTACTGGATTAAATGTGACAGATAGATGAGTTTGACTACGGTGTAGATATAGAGTTACTGCGATGATTGTTAGATGAGTTGTTACTAGGACATAAATTAGTTCGTTCATTTGTGTGTTTTAGGAGTGTGTGTGGAAAAAACCAACAGTTGAGTATAAGATATACCCAAAAATCTATTGGATGAATTATTATTGACATTACTTATTTAGGACATTTTAGATATAGCTTCTAGTGCCATAAGAGTCAAACTACCAATCAATACAATCGCAAATATTAGTTGCGGTAATTTATTCATAATACCTCCATCTCAATTTGTTATTTAACTATTTAACCACTCCCGATTCAATTACCATTAAACATAAACAGAATATGAGAACAAGTACAAAAACTATTGGTTGCATATTCATTTATAACTTATATAGTTTAAAAAAATATGTTACTAAAGCAGCCGCTGTTAGGCACCACCAAAAAACTTGAGCTTGTTTTTGTCTGTCTTTGTCCATGTATTTTAATTCATCAGCTCTATCTTTTTCCATTTTTGCTTTGGTTGCTTCAATTTCAGCCCAAGCATTTTTACCATATTTTTTAATGGCTTCCAGTTTCAACTGATCAATTTTTAATTGGTGAGCTTTTTCTTTTTGATATTTTTCGTAGGCTCTAAACTCAGCCAATGTGGCCAAATATTCTTGTTCAGCTTTGGCCTTCAATCTTTGAACATGCTGTTGTTGAACAGCTTTTTCCATATCCGCTTGTTGATCGATAATTACAGAGCTTAATTGTTTACTAGCTCCTTGAGCAGCTTTGAGTGTATTAACGGCACTCTGAGCGCCGGCAACAATAGGGTCAGACATTTGATTTCTTTTGGTTGTATTGGTGGAGATAATAAAGAATACCGAATGTCAGGTTGACATGGAGTGATAAATCAGATATAATTTCAATTCAACTACATACTTATTTATGCTTCGGAGATACTAAATGAAAATATTAGCACTAAAACTTGTTACCGGAGAAGAAATTCTTGGTGAAATTGAATCAGAATCAGAAACAGAATTTGTTATTGAAAATCCAGTTGGTATCGCCATTGTTCGTGGTAAAGATGGCCAACCTAATGTTGGATTTGCACCATTTCCCATTCATGCCGAACAAAAGACTGGTGCCACGGTTGCCTTGAACAAGAAGAATATAGTATACTCCTATGTTCCGGCACAAGACTTTATCAATAATTATAATTCAATTTTTGGTTCTGGCCTTGTGGTACCTTCAACCAAAACACTAATTACAGGTTAATGAGTTCATTCTATACTAATGTTCAGAGTATCGGTGGTACTATACTCTATCGTGGCATTCAAAACGGTAAAAAAATAAAGACAAGAGTTGAATATGCTCCGTCTTTGTTTTTCCCATCTAAACAAATCACCAACTTCACAAATTTGGAAGGTGATTATCTTGAAGAAAAAAAACTAGTATCAATCAAAGCCGCCAGAGAATACATCAAACAATTTGAAGGTGTTTCTGGTGCACCAAAAATTTATGGTCAAACTCGATTTGAATATGCTTTCATTGCTGACCAACATCAAGGTATGGTTGACTATGACTATGAAAAAGTATCAATCGCTGTAATTGATATTGAGGTCGGTTCAGAGAATGGCTTTCCTGATCCATACGAAGCAAACGAACCTATCACAGCAATCTGTTTAAAATTTCTCAATGG